CCTAAGCGATGACCGCGGGAATCTAACGTTGGTATTCTGTGAGGTAGCGGATGCAATTGATGATATTCGAGACGGACGCGGAGAACAACCCGCAATCATCGTATGGGAAAACGTCCCCGGGGTACTTAGCACGAAAGACAATGCCTTCGGTTGTTTTCTCGCAGAGCTTGCAGGCGAATCAACGCCACTCATCGCATCAGGGGGGAAATGGCCAAACGCTGGTATTGTCGTTGGACCGCGACGAAGCATTGCGTGGAGAGTTCTTGACGCTCAATACTTCGGATTGGCCCAACGACGCAAACGTGTGTTTGTTGTCGCAAGTGCTCGAGACGACATTGATATCGGAAAAGTACTCGTTGAGTTCGACGGCGTGCAAAGGACTATTAAACCGAGCCGAAAAACGGGGAAAAGTGATACCCGAGCCACTACGGTCGGCGTTAATGCAAATATCGCAATCGCAAATCAAGGTGGCAACGTAGTTGTTGGCGTTCAAAACATTTCTCCAACACTTCGCGCCAATGCTAAGCAATCGCTTATGAGTGGGAGTGGCGAAATAAATTCACCTCTCGCTATATCTATCCAAGGCAATCAGCGGACTACTGCACCGAGCAGAGCAGAAGGCAACGTTATTGCCATCAATTGGCAAAAACAACAAGTGACAGCAACCAACGAACTTTCGCATGCTTTGGATATCAGCGGAACCGAAGCGGTCACGTATAACAGCGTCATCCGTCGACTCACGCCACGCGAATGCGAACGACTGCAAGGATTCCCCGACGACTATACATTGGTTCCGCATCGTGGCTCGTTGGCATCCGATGCGCCACGCTACAAAGCACTTGGCAATTCTTGGCCGGTTCCCGTTGTTCGCTGGATTGGCGAACGAATACAAAATAGTCTTATTCTTTCAAACGCTTGCAAGTGACACGACGACACCCCATCGTTCACACGGTGGGGTGTTTTTTATCGAGGTGACAAGATGACCGATGAACAGCGCACCAAGTTTGAAAATCTGGGCCCGTACCATGTATTGCTTGGCGTCATGGCTTTAGTTCTTACGAAGCGAGCCAAAAACACGAACAACATGATCATCCCGATAGTGCCTTACCAATATATGAATTACAACGATATACTTCCCGCAATCGAATACTTGCAGACGGCAATTACTCGCGATCAGGCAAAGGATTTGTCTTGGGGTCTGCAGATTGCAATTAATGATGTGATGTATCCCGCACAAAAGTAGACACGACGACACCCCATCGGTAACACGGTGGGGTGTTTTGTTTTCTTTTCGCAGTGTGGTACAATGCGAATCTATTCCAAAAAGGAGGCAACATGCCACGACGGAAAGACAAAGAGCCATCGACGATGGTTAGCAGCGGGATTCGTATGCCAGCGCAGTTAATGGACGAACTGAACCGCACCGCTGACACAAAGGGAATCACACGGAGCGCATTGATTGTGCAAATCTTGACCAAGGCAACCAAGGCGAAGACGACGAAGAGCCGGGAGGATGAGCGATGACAGCATATTGGCGAAGTCAGTTTATTGCTTTAGAAAAAGCAAAAGAAGAAGATTTGTATCCAGATGCAGAATTTAATGCAAAATTAGATTTTCTTACGACCGCTGTTGGATTCGACCCCATGAAAGACGATTACTTCTATCCGTTGATAACTTTTCAAGACCCAGATGACAAACGTTGTTTCGCTTATCCTGATTGGATTGGCGCGTTTGATATAGAAGAAAACTTGCCAAAAAGATTTTTTGTACGCTGCGGAGCAGTAACAAAAATCAACGGATATCCTGCAGACGCAAAATACAACTGGAGAGTTTTTGATGACGAGGGGCGAGCAAGATATCTTACACCTGCTGAATGTAATTTGTTTGGATTAGATTATTATGACGGCACAACGCCGGAAGGATTGGTATTTGAGAAAAATTTGCAAAGTGATATTTATAAAAAGTTTTCTTGGAGGCATAGGCATTTTTGCCAAGCCATTTGGAAACAAAAAATAAATTTGTCTGCAGACGAATTGCATATACGAAGTATGAGATGGAAATCTGAGTGGAGATATACCTACAACAAGTATCTATGCAGTGAAGAATGGCAAGATAAACGGAAACAACGTCTATATATTGATTGCGGGATGTGTACTAAGTGCGGAAAGAATTCCGAACAAGCTACATTGCAGGCTCATCACCTAACATACAAAAATGTTGGTGACGAGGATGTCTATCAAGATTTGGTAATATTGTGTTCTCACTGCCACACAATTGAACATGGGAAAGAAAACAGATCGTGAACATCACCGACTTAAAGACTCATCCGAGATGGGTCTGCTACACATCCGGAAAGGTGCCCATCGACGCCAAGAGCGGACGCAATGCGTCTAGCACAGACCCGTCAACGTGGACGACCTACGCAGAGGCTGCACGGTTCGTTGGAAAGTACAGCACCGTCGGCGTTGGCTTCGTGCTGAATGGTGACGGTATCGTTGGCATCGATCTTGATGCGTGCTTCAAATCAAACCCCGACGGCTCCGTTGCTGGCACATCACTTGCCAAACAGGCACTCGATTTGACCAAGTCATACTCTGAAATATCACCAAGCGGCAAGGGCCTGCACATCATCGGCACCGCATCCATTCCCGAAGGTGCACGGCTCAAAGGACGCACCGCAGGCGGCGACAAAGTCGAAATCTACGAAACCGCACGATACTTCACATTCACCGAGTCAATCACAGACAAAGCCACCGAAGAACTACAAGACATACAGCACGTTGTCGACTGGCTCGTTGAGCAAATGGAACAAGCCCAAGCCGCAACGAAGTTGCCAGACACCGCACCGATGGACGAGAAATACCCAACGGCTTGGGTGCGGTCAATTATTGAGCGACGTATCAAAGCCGGGGTCAAGATGGTTGCCGATGCGCTCGAGGGCGACCGTCACGAAACAAGAATCAAAGCCGGGCGACTCATTGGCGGATACCTCGCCGGGGCTGCGGAAGTTGGATACACGGACTACAGCGACGAGGATGTTGTCGAAGCACTATACAACGCACAGAAACCACGCAACGGATCGCAACGTTCAGAGCGCAAGACAATTGCCGACGGCGTCGCTCTTGGTCGCAAGTCACCGATAACCATACCGCAACCCAAAGAGCGCATTGCGCCACCGGTCAAATCATCCCCAACACTCCCCACAGGAGCCACGCAGAGCGACGAAGTCGCAACGAATGACACTTCGTACCACCACACCGACGTCGGCAACGGAAAAAGACTCGTTGAAGCCACACGCGACAAACTGCGCTACGTGCCCGAGTGGAAGCAATGGTTAGTATGGAACGGCAAACGCTGGGAACACACCGACGTTCATGCGGTCAAGCGCTTGGCGCACGCCGTCGTCTATGACATGTACCGCGAAGCCGTTGACACTGGCGTCGTCAACAGCGAACTGGCCAAGTGGGCACTGAAGAGCGAAGCCACTTCACGCATCGAAGGCATGATTTCAGAAGCGCAGCCGTATCTCATCGCCAAGCCTTCAGACTTTGACGCTTCACCGTGGTTGTTCAACGTCGCCAACGGGGTCATTGACCTGCGCACCGCTGAAATGAGCAAACACGATCCGGCGCTCATGCTCACCAAGATTGTCGATGTGGAGTATACCGACAAATCGACGTCGGCACCGTGGTCCCAGTTCTTGCGCACCATCTTTCACAACGACGACGAACTCATCGACTACATACAGCGGGCCGTTGGCTATACGATGACCGGCTCGACAGATGAGCATTGTCTCTTCTTCTGTTATGGCAACGGTGCCAACGGCAAATCAACATTCATGAAGGCGCTGAGTATCATCTCCGGCGACTACGGCACCACATCCAGCGTCGAAGCGCTCTTAGACCATCGCCAAGACGGCGAGGGAGCCACGCCGATGATCGCCGGGCTCGTGGGCAAACGCTTCGCCATGGCTTCGGAAATGCCCGAGGGCCGTAAGTTGAACGAGTCACGCGTCAAGGACATCACCGGCGGCGACGCCATCACCGCACGCACTCTCTACGGAAAACCCTTCGTGTTTAACCCGTCGCATACGCTATGGATTACCGGCAATCACAAACCACGCATCACCGGGCTCGACCTTGGCATCTGGCGACGGCTTCGCATCCTACCGTTCACCGCAACGATTGCCGAAGCACAGCGCAAAGACCCACGCGACATCGAGGCCATGTTTCGCCAAGAAGCCGAAGCAATACTCTCATGGATGGTTCTTGGTGCGTACCTGTGGTATCAAAATGGTCTGGGCAATTGCGCAGCCGTGGAAAAAGCCACCACCGAGTACCGAGGCGAAGAGGACATCGTCGCACGTTTCTTGCAACAACGATGCGTCATGAGCCCAACTGCGCAGATTGGCAAAGGCAGACTATACGATCTATGGAAAGAATGGGCCGAGGACGAAGGCGAACGCGGTGCGTCGTTTAAGTCGCTGCGCTGGCTCGTTCAGCAAATCATGAGTCGATACGGCGAGAGCGGTGCGGTCTCGTACAATCGTTCGTCGGTTTTTGGTGTCGGCATGCTTGACGAATTCCGAGATGAGCCCATCGAAGCACGGCCGACGCGTGCCCAGGTTCGACGCGGTGAAGTGTAATTGCATGCAATAAGTCAATAAATAGGGGTCTTTTTCAAGTCTTTTTTCTAATTACTCTCATGAGAATACTTCTCAAAAAGATACCCTATTTATTGACTTATTGCAGTTAGTGAAACGGAGTGAGAACAAATGACCGACGACCTATTCTCAAAGAAAACCGCACCGATGCCCGTCTTAAAAAAATCTGAGCCACTCCGATGCCTTTGTTGTGCCTTCGCAATGGATACCGCAACGCCGTATCCCCAGCTTTGCAGCCGATGCCGTGCGGACATGCACGGTGCGCTGGTGACTGTGGCGACGGACTGCGCAGAGCTCGAGGCGAAGTGGCGCACGATGTTTCAGAGCGGCGACGCTGAACAGCAGGAGCGCTTCGTTGGCTTCCTCGAGGCGGCCGGGTCGGCGTACGGGCCCAACGTTCACTCCAAGCGACAGCAGGCCATCGCAGAGTTCCAGCGCAGAGCGGCGGCGACGGTTGCGAAGGGTGGCGACTTCGCACGCTTGGTGACCGCGTGGCGAGCGTGGCATCGTCGATGTGGTGACCGCGACATGTTGCAGATCATGATGGTGTTCAGAGTGGAGGCGACGTCGTGACGAACTGGTACCATCGCCAACAGCACCGAGACGCAAATCATAAGGCCATCGTGGCGGCGCTGATCTACCACGGTGCCATCGTTGCGGACATGGGCAACGCAGGCGGTGGCGTCCCTGATTTACTCTGCGGTTTCCGCGGCGTGCTATTCTTAGTTGAAGTGAAGACCGCAACCGGCGCACTCAGCGCCAAACAACGGGAATTCTTTGACGCATGGACAGAGTACCCCGCACTCGTTCTTCGTTCTCCGGACGATGTCTTCGATGTGATGGAGGTTCTACGCAATGCGTACGCAATGGATGAGATTGATTGGGCGACACTGGTACCGCGTGGACGTCGGCGAAAGCGGGCGGTGGATGTTGGTACGGGAGCGGGCCGACGAGCAGGACGACGAGGTAGTGTGCCGCGGTCGGGAGATGACCGCAACGATTGACGAAATCATGGCGGCGATTGTCGATGAGTTGCAATGCTTAGCAGAGGAAATACAATGCTTGAATTCATCGCAGGATGCATAGTTGGTTTCGTAGTGGCCATCATTACAATGACGGTCGGCATGGTATTGGAGCGTAAACGATGGGAGCCGTAATTCTCTTTTATTACCTACTCTGCAACGGCTCAGATTGCAACGTCGTGCCGTTCGCAGTGACCCGAGAGGCGGCGGCGATTGTGGCGTGCGAGAGTGGCGACGGTCACAACTACGGAACGTACAGCAGGCACGCACGGAGCCACACGAGCGACGGCGGATTGTTCCAGTTCAACGACGCAACGTATGAGTGGCTCACGGGGCGGACGCACGCAGACACCGACACCCCAGCGAATCAATACGATACGTTCCAACGACTGTGGAATGATGGCCGAGGGTGGAAACATTGGAAGGCGTCGCAGCCGTGCTGGTCGCAGTGGATGCGCATCGATGACGACGGGCGAGCGGTGTGGCGATGAGGTATTGCTTAGTCGTTGCGCTGCTGACGGCTTTGTATTTGGTGTGTTTTCTGATGTTCGCTTTCTTGGTTGGCTTTGTTCGATATTGAAAGGCGATGAGATGATGCGTATTGACGTGGATGGTCAGCACGGCTTTGTGGAGTTGGTCGATTGGATGACCGTCGACCCGGTGACGAAGATAACCGACGCGGCTCGGGTGAGCTACGACAAAGACGGTGCGCACGATCCGGAGAAGGACGCAAAGCTGGTGCGACGATTGGCGAAGGACGGCCACTGGTCACCGTTCCGTCATTCACCGATAACCATCATGGTGAGCGCTCCGGAGTTCGTCGCTCGGCAATGGTACAAGCACGTGGTCGGCTCTGCGTATGCCTTCGTCGATACGGGGTGGAACGAAGTAAGCCAGCGGTACAGCGAAGCGGTGCACGCGTATCTACCTGAGATTGTGCACGAGCAAAGCATCAGTAGCAAACAGGGCAGCGGCGAAGCGATGTACGACGAAGACGCCGAAGACGTGCGAAGCGCCATACGGCACGCAATGCACCGCTATGACGAACTGATTGACCGCGGCGTGTCTCGCGAGGAAGCGCGCATGGTGTTGCCGTTGGCGGTGTACACGCGCTTCTATTGGACGGCATCGCAGCAGGCGCTGAAGCACTTCGTCAGCCTGCGCTCACACTCCACATCACAGAGTCACATCAGAGCGTACGCCGAAGCGGTGGACACGATTTGCGCGAAGCATTACGGCGAAGCATGGGAGGCCTTCCAATGATTCTGAATGACCGCGAAATCACACGGCTCGCTGAAGCGGGGATGATCGCACCGTTTGCCGAAGGGATTGCACGGCCCGGCGTCATCTCGTACGGGGTGACATCGTTCGGCTACGATATGCGCGTTGCAGATGAGTGGGTGCGGTATCCTGCGTACTGCAACGTCGACCCGCTGCGGATTGACGATGTGATGAAACAATACGAGCGCCAAGACTACACGCGGATCGGGCCCGGCGGTTTCGTGTTGTGTCGTTCCGTGGAATACTTCGACATTCCCGAAGACGTCGTCGGCATTGTCGTTGGGAAGTCAACGTACGCACGGTGCGGGCTCATTGTGAACTGCACACCGATGGAGCCGGGGTGGCGCGGTCAGCTGACCATCGAGTTGCACAACGCCACTGCGCACCACATCACCGTACACGCCAATCAGGGCATCGCGCAGGTGATGTTCTTTCGCGGTGAACGGCCAGCGGTGACCTACGCTGACAAGCGGGGCAAGTACCAAGGACAGAGCGGAGTGACGTTACCACGGGTGACGGAATGACCAGAGGACATGCACTGAGACTGACTGAGGAAGCCATGGCGCTGCTAAAGTCCGAGGCAACATCAAAGGCCGTCGCGTTGGAACTTGGTGTCTCGAGTAGGACAATCAACGCGTATCGTCAAGAATTCTTTGGGGTTCGTCGTCACTATGTCGACTGGCCAAGCGATCCGGCATGGTACGAAGAGCGAACCATGTCCGACATTGTCGAGGCGCTGAACTGCAGAGTGGACACGGCTTCATTGCACATCAAAAAGCACGGCTACACGTACCGCAAAGGACGATGGGCACGTTCGTTGTTAACCGGCAAACGACCCGGGGGGCAACCGCACCGACCGCCAAAGTATAACTACCCAGAGTCGCGGTCATTCTGGGAAGCACGCACTATCAAACAGATGGCGGAAATAGTCGGCTGTGGCTATGGCAACGCGGAACGATGGGCGCGCAATCGTGGCTACGTGATGAAGAAAGAAAAACGTCGTGTCACGTGGCCAACCGACGCATCATGGTATGCAGAGCGGACAGCGCAGGAGATTGCCGGCATACTCATGGTCATCGACGACCAAGTCTATTTACACGCACGGAAGAACGGCTACAAAACAAAGCAACCGTCGATGAGTACCTATGATTGGAAATACCGCAACAAAAACACCTACGAAAACGAGAGACGCGCATAAGTTTCCCAAAGCATGACCAATTTCGTGACGCCACGAAATTGGTCATCATCACCACTTGACAACATGGCGACAATGGAACTACACGAGGAGAACGACGTATGACGACAATCACACCGATTCCAAACCCCACGGAACTTGGCATACCCGGCGGAACGTACACGGCAACGCAGACATTTGTACAGGTCGACAAAGCGGGTCAGTGGTTCGCCACATCGATGAGCAACTTCGGCGTGCCGTGGCCACAATTCGGCATTCATCTGTGGTACCGTCGGTCAGTCGCAGCGGAGTGGCAACTCATCCAGTTCTACAACGACGCACACGGCAACATCACCGTCATCGGCAATGAGTTGTACTTCATTGTGAACCGCAAGAACGGCACGTCGTTCATGAACAAGATTTCACGATGGCAGGGGCCTCGCTCATGAGCTATGCGTACGATCTTCGGCACTGGGCAACGGTGCAAGACTTTGACACGCATCTGCATCGCCATGAGCCCATTGCTACGGCACCGTGGGCTCGTGGCGTCGTCTTGCATCACACGTGGCGACCGTTGCCCAGTCAGTGGAACGGCGCTATCACGATGAACGCCATGAGTAAACGATACGAGGCGATGGGATGGCGAGGCGGCCCGCATTTGTTCCTCGTCATCGGCGGACGCAATCCGGAGCTTGACGGCATCTGGCAAATGTGCCCATTGAACGTTGCCGGGATTCATTGTTCGTCACTGACTGGCAATGCGAGCATGTGGGGCATCGAAGTGGTCGGCGAGTACGACACGAGGCCATGGCCCGACGACCTGCACCGGCTCGTGCGCTCTACGACGTTGGCGCTGATGAATTGGCGCGGTATCGCAGTGGATGCAACGACGCTCAAAGGACACCGCGAATACCCAGCGGCAAAGAAGTCGTGCCCGGGCTCAGCGATAAACATCGACGCGGTGCGG